TTTGAGTATAAAATTACTCCCACCCACTGTTCCACCACCAGATTTTTTACCTAAACCACCAGTTAAAATTTCTTGTAATATTAATGTTCCTAATGAGGTTACTGTTGGTCCTACAATTGCCACACCTTGACTAGGAATTGTGCTTGATCTATTCCTATTCATAATAGTTAATGATGTTCCACCACTCACAACTGCATTCTCATATAAGTAGCCTATAGCATTGCCAGCAGATAATCCTGAAATACTGATAATAGGATTCATACCACTTGGAAATGCAAGTGCAATATCAATGCTTTGTCCAGCGGGCAATGGATCTGCAAAAGTTCGTACATACCCTAACGAAAACGCATGACCGTCAATTAGTCTAGCCTGTTCAATGTCACGTGTTGGATATGCGCCTTTGTATAATTCCATTTACTTTTTCTTTTTAGGAAAACCTTTTAGCATATTCTTATACGCTTTATCAGAAATAGTAGATTCTGATTTTGGTCGGCTAGTGCCAGCTTTTTTACGCGCATTCATATTTGCATATAATCCAGGTTTGCTCATTTTTTCTCCTTTTTATCAGATTTAAACATACTCTTAATTTTATCTAGCACTATGTTATCTTTCATTGTGCCTTTGGTTGTAAAATATTCGTTTTGTAAATCTAGAAATAATTCTTTATCATTTTGAAATGCCCATTCCATATATTTACGAGTAGGCTTACCATCCTTGCCCATAGGTACGTCTTGATACTTATCTTTATCTTCGCTCATTTTAAACCTCCGGTGGATAACCTAAATCTGACTTACGAATACCTAAACCTGTTTCGCCTAGTTGTGGTAATCCGCCAGCAGAACCTTCTGTACCTATATAACTTACGCCTGATAATAAACCGCCACCTTGCATTCTTGCCTTACGTCTTGCTGCTGCACGTTCTGCCGCTGGATCTCGACCTTGGATTTGTCTTGCTTCAGCAACGGGTGCGGGTGCGGGTGCAGCTTTAGGTTTTGAGGGGGCAACTGTTTTTACAATCGGCTTCGCAACGGATTCAACAACTTTACCTACCGCTTTAACGGGTGCAGTTACAACCTTAGCAACTTTTTTTCCCATATTATGCTCCTAATGTTGTTTTAGTTTCTTCTTCAGGTGCAACACCTAGCTCTGGAGAGAATCGTCCAGCAAGTAAAGCACGTTGTCCACCCGCACGTCTTGCGCGTTGTTTTGATGATAATTGTTCTGCATATTGTCTTTTTTGATCTTCTGCTTCTTTACGTGCAGTGTCAGCTTGTTCACGTTGCAAACGTAAAGATTCCATTGCAGCAGAATTGTCTGGCTTGCCGCCGCCTATTAATCCACCCATTACTTTCTCCTCATGATATATGTGTCATCTTTATCTGCACTGTAACCAATCATCAATCCTTCAGGAATAAAACCTAAAGTTTTCGCCCAGCCAACAGCACGCTTATCTGTAGATTTTACTGTAATTTGTAAGCGATGTAAATTAAAAATCCCTGTACATTCATTAAAAAATATTTTAGCGGCTTTTGTCATGGTAATAGGATAGTGTCTTGCTTCTTCTGATAACATAGACCACGCTTCACCAACACCAACCCAGAGTAGCACACAACCAAAGACAGCGACAGGCTTATTATTAGCAAACGCAGTAATGCTAGGGCCAGCTTTAGACTGCCCGTCCAACATACGGATTCTATCTTCAATCGTAGTTTGTTTAGAGTCATACTCGTCTACTGCCTTACATTGATAACCATGCTCAATATGAAACGGTAAATAAAATACCCCCTTACCAGTTGGCATCTTTTTTACAATATCAACTTCATTATACATTACGAAAACACGTCAAAGTCTGAATTAACAACAGTTTGTGTAATAATCGTTTTAGCACTTAAATTAGACTTGGTCATACGTTTATGTTCCCCTCCACCTAACATTAAGTATCCAAACGCATCACCAATGTGTGAATGTTCGTTTTTATTAGGACTGTCTCTAAAACGTTCTTGTCCGGCACCAACGCTGACACGTTTAAAATGATAACCGCCGGCTAATGATTTACGTAACCGCTTACAACTTGTATGAATAATTAATCCTGGTTTCCCATTAATCAATCGTTGCATAGGTGCTGCTGCACCTTCACGCCTGACTTGAAAGTTATTTGATGCTGTGGGTTGTGCGCGTAGTCCTAGCGTTCTTAAATAATCAAATGCCGTTACTTCATAAATAGCATCACGCTGCATACCCGCGGGATCACCCCAAATTAACACTTGTGCTTTTGGGTATTGTGCATTTAGCTCTGCTAATAACTGTTGACCAAATCTTTCTAGTCCCATATCTTCGGTAACAATCTCATGCAATACTACCCATCTGCCATTATTTAATCGTTGACCAATCGCAGCAGCGGGCGTTAAACCAAAGTCAAGACCAACATGAATCGGTAAGGTTGGATCATAATCCACTTCACCACTCATCATTTGATCATTGTATTCAGGCCACACAGGTCGACCTTCTTGTACGTAAGTATACTTACCTTCAGCATAACAACGGATCCAATCTAAATTCTTACCGCCTAACATTTGCATGTAATACCCTGACGGTAGATTTTTTACGTTCTCTGCTTTTGGATTAATCTTCCACCAACGCCCACCAGAAAAGATATGATCGTTTGCTTCTGGGCTGTCAGGCAATTCATCTGCACCAACTTCAATAACACCACCGGGTTGTTTAAAAAAGTCCCAACCGTATTTACCACTGAGTTTTTCTTTTTCAGATAAACGAAACCACCAATGGTCATCGTCCATTGGGTTGGTATCCATCCAAACACCATGCCATGTGGGGCCACCATCTTTTTGTGTGGGGTAACGACCAACACGATGGGTGAGTCCGTCAATGACGGCTTTGGGCAACTCCCTTGCCTCGTTCACCCATGCGCCAGTCAGCTCTAAGGATAAGAGTTTCCTCACATCCTTTGGCTGATCCAATGCTAAGAATATCACTTCACAATCGATGCCCGCAGCATCACCGCGGGAAGGGAGGCGAATGTGATGAGTGATCGGAGGAGTATATAGCATTGGCCCAAACGTATTCTCAGGAAAGAGTTCTTGCCAAGTTTTAATCGTTGTTGTCTTGAGTTCAGGATAAGAGTTACGTACAATAACAAAGCGAGTGTAACGTATGCCATCGACAGGGGATGGCTTTTGCCTAACGGCACGCATCATAATCTCAGCAGCACAGGCGTAAGATTTGCCTGAGCCTACTGGCCCCATCAATCCACGAACAAATTTATTGCTTTGTAAAAAGTTATAGACAACTGGACTGGTACTAAAATCTAAATCAATACCAGGGCCAGCAAGCTGTTTCTTGCTACGCTCTTTATTATTGCTCATCGTCTATGTCTTTGAATTTCATCTCCATCATACGTTTGAGTTCTTTATTTTCCCGATACAATGCGTCAATGATTTCCATTACTCTAGAGTTATTTAAATGTGCCATAGCAAACTCTTCGCGTAGTTGGTCAATCTTGGCCTTCAAGTCCATGATCTTTCCTCCATTGTTTCCAAAGTTGTAATGTGTGTATTGCTTTATCTATATCTTCATCACCATTACCCTTACGGTCTACTCGTACAATGTACTTAATAGCCGTATGTTGCATGGGGTTCAATCCGTTTACCATAGAAAATTCCATGGGTTGGATTTTCATTTGTGCATAGTGATTACCACCTACTTGGGTGTCACTCGGTTTCGTCATTATCAATTATCTCCGGAGCCTTAACATTAATACCAATCACGGATGGTCGATCCGATTCATCAGGATTATCTAACAAGCCACTTGCTTTCGCAAGTAAACGTAAGGTTTGCACCTTATCCCAAAACTCAATGGCAATTCTTCCATCACGGTCAATCTTAATGGATTTAATCGATTGCAATGCATGTTCGGGAATGTCTTTACTGGCTTTCACCTGAACATTCCCTTCATGATCCCATTCCATAACATCCGTAATTTTTGTGTTTGCCATACAAAGTAAACTGTATGCTACGGCTTCACGATTGGCTGCTAACGTATTACTACGTTCTAAACTCTTTTGCAGTTTACGTACATCACCGTAGCCAGATAAACTTGGTATAGGTTTTTGCTTGTTTTTAGCTTCACTCATTAAAAGGGAATATCGTCCATAATTTCATCGAGTTCTTCCACAACCTGACCAGCCGGATTATGGTTCGGTGCTGTCCTGGTTTCCGCGGGTTTGCTTCCTTCCACACGATTACCAATCTTGATTGTGCGAAAACCCACACCATCAGCCTTTACCTTATCCCATACATCTACCCAATGTTCTGTGCCGTCTGGCAAAAGAATCTTGCCGCGATAATCTGCGTGCCAATCTTCTGACTTACGGTCATTAGGCCATGCAGAGCCTTGGCCTGGTTTTGGTTCATATTTAGTTTCTGCCATAATCATCTCCTTGATCTTCATATAAATAAACAACGGTTTTACCACCGTCAACTTGCTCGCCTCTAGCAATTTCAATGAAATCAATTTGGCTGTCATCATCATACATGCCAGCTTTCATTAATGCATCTAATATTGCCTTTAATGTATTATCCAAATCAAACTTACGTTTTGACCGTGGATGAATACAAATATTAATTGCTAGTCTTTTATTGCCAAAGGTTTTCGCGCGCGAATTTTTGACAATAAGAGATACCTCTTGCGTAAATGCTTGGCCCTCTGGGCTGATATAACGTCTATGCCCATTCGCTTTCCAATAACTATTGACACTAGGCGGGTAGGGTAACACAAGCTTTACGCTAGGACTCATTTACCGTACTGTTTTTGAATCGCTTCGTTAATCAACAGTGCTTTGGTTTTACTTAAATCTGCTGCTGCTTTGGCTAGTATGGCCACACTTTCCGGTGTGAGTCTAACCAAAAAAGGTTTTAAATCACCCATATCAATCTCCTTTATATTTAATTTTAACGTTCTTCTTTTTACGCTTTGCCATCTCTTTTCTTATCTTCTCTGTTTTTGCTAACAACAACTGTTCGGCATCCTCACGAATAAGGCGACACAACTCTAGATAATGTGATGCGGGCAAAGCTTGACCAGGCGTGTGCTGCCAACCCTTAGTCATTTTGAAATAGCCATCCTTTCGTGTAAATTTTGCTGGCAAAGCTTCGCCATTGTTAAACACATCACAAATCATTTTATAAAAATCTTTAACGCTTATCATAGTTATCGATCTTATTGACATTGACTATATGCTTAATGTCTTGATTATCTAACATGTACTCTTTGACATCGTCCCACTTTACTTTTTCATCATAGACAATCCGTCTTAAATTACCTCGGATGCCTGGGTATGCAGAGCGCGGTCTCATCTCCACATACCCCAACCCCATTAACTTTTTTAAATGGTACTGAATTGCTTGTGGACTCACCTGTAAATCTTTACCTAATGTATTAATACCTACAATACTAAAACCTTGTTTATTACAATAAGCAGCTAATATGGCCAACACACGAATGTTGCCATTGGTAACTTTTTTATCTTTAATGGCTTTAAAGGGCAAGACGACAAAATAACGATGATCTTTATTTCTAAACTTCTTAATCTGTATAGATTCAGGTATTTTGTATTCCATAGAGATATCATATCATCTAAAGATATCTAGTCAATAGATTCCACAGAAAACTCTTGAATTTTCCGTGGTGATTTATATTGACATATGTTGTTAAATCAACCTTAATGCCATGAACTGTCATATATGTAATACAAAGCTATCCATAAGTAAAACTTATCAGAATACC